AAGAGATAAACATGGCTATAGGTAACGCATTTAATAGACAGGGTGGCACCGGATCAGGTGGGGGCGGTGGATCTTCTGATGGTACTATCAAAGAGGTAACATTTACAGATCAAACCTCTCTAACGATTACACACGATTTTGAAAATATACCGACAGTGATAATTATAGACACTTCTGGTTATCTCGTACATGCTGAGGTTCAACATGCTACAAGCAGTCAAATATTGATAAATTTTTCAGATTCTTTGTCGGGGACTGTGATTATAAGATAGAATGGTATTGTCTTTTCAACCCTAACACAAGGAAAATAATATGCCATTTAATAACTATGCACCTCAATACATTTTTAAAGGACAAGTTCAATCGGACACTGCTCCTAGTAACAATAATGATCTAGTTCGAAAACAAGATGTATCAGGTCTCTCTTTTATCTCTTCGATTGCTTCCGGATCATCATCTTATCTATCTGTTTCAGGTGGTGAGTTATCTGTATCATCACTTTTGATCTCTGATGTACATGTTGACGGTACACAAACATCTCTAGCAAACTTTATATCCAACGAAGGATCAACAGCTGGATCACTCAAAAAGGGTGATATCTTAGTTTTGACAAATGCAACAGGTGGAGCAGAAACATATATTGTTTCCGGTGCTGATGGATCTACTGCAAATAATTATACACAAATTGAATCAGGTCTTACCTCTGCTGAGATCGTTGCAAAACTTACAGGTGGTACAGGGATCAATATCGCCTCAAACGGTACGATCTCTTTTAATGGTGATACAGACGTTGTTTCAGAAGGATCTACAAATCTATATTATACAGATGCACGATTCAACACTGCATTTGGTGGGAAGAGCACATCTGATCTTTCAGAAGGATCTAATCTATATTTCACAAATACTCGCGCTCGTGGTGCTGTAACTGCTGCTGCGGGTGGTCCTTTAGCCTACGCAAACGGTATTTTTTCTGTCAGCATCAGTAACTCAGGTGCCTTAGATTCAGGAACATCTCTAGGTGTAAGAGTTGATGACACAACAATAGGAATAACTGCCGGAAATCGATTAGAGTTTAAAGGTGATTCCGATAATGTTTCTGAAGGTTCTTCTAACTTATACTTCACTGATGCTCGTGCTCGTGCTGCATTCTCTGCAGGAACAGGAATCACAATCAGTGGAGCAGGTGAGATCGCATCTTCTATTACTCAATACACAGATGCAAATGCTATAGCTGCTTTTTCAGGTGGGAAAGGAATCAATTTAGATAATGCTGGTGAATTAACAGTAGATTTTTCTGAGTTCTCAACATCAGACATTACAGAAGGCACAAAACTCTTTTACACTGATGCGCGTGCTCGTGCTGCTCTTTCAGCAGGAACAGGAATCACCTATAACAGTTCTACAGGTCAGATCGGTTGTTCCATTACTCAATATACTGATTCAAATGCTCGTGCTGCTATTAGTGCAACAGGAAACATTTCTTATAACTCCTCAACAGGTGTTATTTCAACAAGTTTAACACAATATGCTGATGCAAATGCTAGAGCGGCTGTTTCAGCTGGTAATGGACTTGATTATAATTCTTCTACTGGTGAATTCTCTTTGGATCTAAAAGCAAACTCTGGTCTTGCTATTGATTCAACAGAATTAAAAGTTACTTTAGGTGAGGGTCTTGGCTTTTCACCTGATGGATTTATTGAAGTAGAAGCTGGAAGTGGCCTTGAAATTAATAGTGGCGATCAATCTCTACAGGTTGATAAGACATATTTCAGAAAAGTTTTCTCTGCTCAATCATTTTCTGCTAACACTGCAAAAACAATCAATCACGCATTAGGTGAGAAATACGTTCAAGTATCTGTTTATGATTCTTCTGATAACCTCGTACACGCAGAAGTATCTCTTACAGATGCAAACAATCTTACAGTAACTACAAGTGATGCCTTGACAGGTGTTACAGTAGTAGTTAGTATATAAGAGTTGGTCATTTAGTCACCTTTGGGCTATTTGTTTTGACTCCAATACTGGTTAGGCTCCTCTAGACGATCTAGGGGAGTTTTTCTTTTTGTGTTTTTTTATAAATAAATGTTTACTTTTTCTAAACATTAGTGTTATACTAAATTTACTAACCAAAACCAAAGGAGTACAACATGACCAAATTTATATTTTTATGTGAGGAGCATGGGATCACAATACAAACAGATTCCTACTGTCATTTTTTCGACAATGCCAAAAACGCAGCAGAGGCTGCTTTTAAGTTGATGCAAGGAGGTGATACTACAGACTGGGAAAACAATGAACCTCATAACCGTATTGTCATTCATAACGGTAATCAAGATGATTTGTTAGAGATTGCAAATTATTATAGTTTCACACAATACAAAGAAAGATTTCACTTATTAGAGGCTGTATTTTATGAAGAGGTACATCTTGCATTTTACATCAGAGGTTTATTAAATGAGTAACTTTCAAAAGATATATGATGAAGAGTTTTATCTAATGTTTGCTCTTCCTTCTCAAGCAGGTCGAGTTCTAGCAGGACTGTTAAAGCACGCACAGCATAAAGATACACAAGTCAAGAATGGATATAGAATCAAATCCTGTTATCCTTCTCAAACTTCTATAGCTGCTTTCTTTGGTGTTACAGAAAGAACAGTTCGAAAAGGTGTAAAGCAACTTCAGGATCATGGGTTGCTTGAATGCAAAACAGAAGGAAGAAGAAATATCTATTCAATATTTTATCCAATAGGTTTAGATAATTTACAGGAATATCTCGAAAAAATACAGGATCAAATGAACCTATGTCATGACAAAATACAGGATCAAGTGTGCAATAATATAGGATCTACTGTGACACAAATACAGGATCAAGTAGGACAGCAATATAGGATCAAGTGCGACAGTAAAAAACAGGGGCATATCAAAAAACGGTTGCATCTGGTCGATACAAAAGGCACTACTGAACAAATGTCAAAAGAGAAAAGAAAAGAGCAATTAAAAGAGCATACAAAAGAGAACAATATTTTTAATCAAGATCCATTTGATATTTCAGATCTACAAGACTTTTCTAACTGGAGAAAATAATGCAACAAGAAAAAAAACTTACAGAAAATCAAATAAAAGCAATCAATAAATTTACAAGTTTGATTTGTGCAAACTGGTCAAGATTGGATACTCAAGAATGGAGATTTGCATTTACAAAACTAGCCGCTGGAACATTTGCAGATTGTGATGCTGCTGTCATTGAAAAAGCAGCATGGCATGTTCTCCAAGAGATTACTTCCTCTTTTCCTCCTTCTATGGGTCAGATTCTTAATAAGTCTAAAGAGATAATTGGATCGGGTCGTGCTAGAGTTGTAAAATTACAAGCATGTGAAAAATGCGATCAAGGAAAAAGATTGATTGTTTACTGGTTGTTAGAACATGAAACACATAGACACGTAAAACATAACGGTATTTGTGCATGTGATTGTCAATATGGAAAGGCACAACAGAAGAGATTAGGACTTGAGAATATACATGTCTGTGTTGGTAAGATGCAAGATCATCCTCGTTTGATAAATGATCGTATATGGTTTCAAACTCGAAAGGGTGAGAGACCGTCTTTAGAGATCGAGAAATATGATATGGATAACTTCTATAAGTTCTGTCCACCTCTGGCTACTGATTTTAGAAAGAAATATGAACATGTACTTCAACAAATTGCAGATGCTCAAGAATTTAATAAATAATTCAATCTTGACAATACAACGATTTGAGAGGATAATATACGAAACTATTCTCTCTTTCCTCTTCTGTAATCACAGGATAATTATGATTCAACATCGTATAGCTACAGCAATAAAAAAGATTGAAACAATCACAGATAGTATTAATTACTACGAACTTGCAAAGAAAGATCAAGAGGAGGCACTCGATAATCTCATTGCATCGTATTTGCAGGAATGCACAGCCGAAGAAGATAAGGAAGGTGTTTCTAGTCTTATCAGATATCTATATTGGTACACTGATATTACAGCAATGAAGATCAGTGAGATGACAGGAGTTGATAACAGAACACTATCAAAGAGAGCCGGATCACTAATTCTATCTGCAAAATGCCAACGATGTGGCTCAACCTATGCAAGAGAAAAAAAGAGTAGAACAGATCAAGGGTCTGCAATTTGCCCAAACTGTATACATGCCGATGCTTTGGATTCACACAAAGCATTTTTAGAGGATTGGGTCGATAACTCATGGGCTACTCATAAAAACCCAAAGATGGATCAGGGAACATATGCAGCTTATCTTCATTCTGCGCATTGGAAAAAAACAAGATCACAAGCACTTATGAGAGCCGGATATAAATGTCAGGCCTGCTCTACCAAAGAGGAAATATTAGATGTGCATCATAACAGTTATGAGAGACTAGGATCAGAAGAGCCTCAAGACCTGATCGTTCTCTGTCGGACGTGTCACAACAAGGTGCATAAAAAATGACTTGCTTAATATCTACAAAACGAAAAGAGGAAGATGGATCACATTCTGTATTATGCACTTGTTTATCTTGTGGATATAGTGCAAGGGTTGATTATAATTTTGAAGTCCTTATATGCCTAGCTTGTGGTGCTAAACTGTATAAAACAAAGTATTTATCACAGAAGGCCCTGAAGCAAAAAATCAAAGAACTAAAATCAGAACTACAGCAAGAACTAGACGCAACTGCTAAAACTGTTATAGCTGGTTTCTCACCTGCAAAGCCCTTTCAATCCTACAGAAAGAACAAACAACGATTGAAGAGGATCTCCGCTCTGCCAAAAAAGATCAAAAAAGATAAGAAATAATAATCTTTTTTTAAATATGTTTACTTTTTTTAAACATTTATGTTATACTACTTTTAACCAAAGGAGTAAACAATGAATCATTTTATAGCAATCGACGTTCAGGATAAAGAAGGCAATATAATCTTAACCTGTGCATCAATGAGAGTTGCAATTGCATATTGTAACTTGCACAACCTTCAAATCATCGATCAGGATCTTGTACCTGAGTTGGATGATGATGGAGAGTTCACAAACCAAAACATCTTAATCATAACCGTACAATAACCAAAGGAGCAACCATGCCATTATTTCCAGATGAAGAACTTCCTACAATAGGATTCAGAGGTAATCAAAAAATAGTCATACCTCAAAATGTAGACTACATAAACAAATTAAAAGCAGATATTGAACAACTAGAAGAACAGATCGAGGTTCTAAGTCAAAAGATACCTGATGCAACATTTAAGGGTACACCTCACGATCTTCTGGTTCTTCTGTTAGATATCAAATCTCTAAGTGATAGATTGACCTCAAAACAATCTCATCTTATCAGATCATTATCTGACAGATTACAATCAGAATCCAATAGATTAGATCGAATGCTGGGGGTTTCAAAATGAATATGATTGACTTTGCAAACGCATGTATTCAACATCGCACAGAAATATATACATTTCTCTTCTTTCTCTTCCTTATCTCTTCTCTTTTCCTTCTAGGAGCAAACAATGAATAACCTTGATAGAAAAGAAATTATGGAATCTAGTATAAGAGCATTAGAATGTCAGTTAGAAGGCATTGAGAAAATAACAAATCAACTCTATAAGACTATTATTCACTATGAAAAATTATTATATGGCTATAGAACCGATGACTGGGACGTTGATAAATGGAGAAAAGCCATGCTAGATAGAAGAGAAAGAATCATGGCAGATATTGAGATTGGTATTGATATAAATGAAAATCTAGATGAATATCAAAAAGAAAGATTTAAAAAAATGCTATGGCTTTGCACAAACAAACAAGAGATTGATTTTTTAGAAAATTGTATAAGGAGATCAGAAGATGACTAAGCAGGAAATCATAGAACATCTTAATCAGTATGTAGATCAGATTGTCGAACAACACAAGTTTGAACTCTTCTCTCGATATGTAAAAAGTAAGAAGGTCCAATTTGTAGCTTGTTCTGTTGCACCAAACTTAGAATATACCTACATGACAGGAAAGACCGTTATTGGTGGTCATACTGTTGAGATATTTGATCGAAAAGGTGGTAGAGAGCCTCAAAAAATGTCTTGTACTTGTGCAGATTGGTCTCATAGACTGAAGAAACAGCAAAAGCCTTGTAAGCATATATTCGCATTTGTTGAAAGATACCAGAGCAAAAGAAAGTACTTACTTGAAAAAGCATGGCTTATAGAGCAGAAGAAACTCAAAGAACTTAATAACCAAAGGAGAATAAGATGAAATACATTATTCATTTCACAACTGGATTCTACTTTTCATACTTCTGCAAATCTCTTAGAGGTGCAAAGTTAGAAGCAGGAAGGAAAGCAAAGATTCATAACTTCACTGTAAATGAAGAGAATCATATCTATATTTATGAGTTTGATGGAATGTTACCCATAGCATCTAAAACTATCAAAGGCTGGAAAAATCACTAAAATCAAAGGAGAATAAAATGAAACTCAATCTATACATATCTAAATTGATCAGATCTATTATCTGCAAGGTAGGAAGACAGGAAGCATCTAAATTGTTAGGGTTATCTAGAACCTCCATCTATTTGAGAGAATACAACAAATTTAAAGATGATAATCAAATCAAAACATTAGAACCTATTTCAAAAGAATATTGCAAACTACATCCAAAAGAAGATCTTAGAGAGGTATTGATGCAAGGACTACATTTTTATTTAGAAGATATTTTGAAAGACAAAGTATAACAATTAATTGTCAATCTCAATATAAAAGGCTAGATTTATTCTAGTCTTTTTTTATGGGAGTTCTTCATGGCAGGAAAGAAGAAGAAAGAGAGTATAGGAGAATATGTAGATATTGATTCACTTGTTGAATGGGAGCATAACCCCAGAATCAACACAGAAGCAGTTTCTAAGGTTGCAAGGTCTATAGAAAGATTTGGGTTTGCTTCTCCTGTAATAGCACGAGAAGAGGATTCAATGGTGATTGCAGGTCATACTAGAATTGCAGCTGCTAGATCTCTAGGATTGCAAACTGTACCTGTTAGATATATGAAACTATCGAGAACAGAGGCTGAACTTCTAGCAATAGCAGATAATAAACTGGGTGAGATATCAGACTGGAATGAAGATATGCTTAAAGATATTCTTACCGCTCTTCCTGAAAATGATCTTGATGATATCGGATTCTCTCAAGATGAACTGGATTCACTTTTAGAAAACATAGATACAGAACTACCTCCTGAATCTGATAATGCTGTTTATGATACTGATTATGATGATGCAGATAATCTAGACCTAGAACGCGTGAAAATAGCAGAAGAAGGTGGGATCTATGCTGTAGGAGATCAATATGTTCTATGTGGTGATTGTGTTGAAATATTGCGTAGTTTTCCTGATAACTCAATAGATAGTATTGTTTGTGATCCTCCGTATGGCATCGGCTTTATGGGTAAAGATTGGGATCATTCTGTACCAACTGAAGAATGGGCTAGAGAATGTTTTAGAGTATTAAAGCCCGGAGGTCATATTGTTGCTTTTGGTGCTACAAGAGCAATTCATAGAATGGTTTGTGCTTTGGAGGATGAAGGATTTGAGATTAGAGATATGATCAACTGGTTATACTTCTCAGGTTTTCCAAAAAGCATGGATATATCAAAACAGATTGATAAAATGAAAGGAGTAGAAAGAGAAGTTGTAGGAGAAGATAATAGACCAAAACCATCCTATATGTTAGAAATAGGAAAAACAGAAGCAAACACTAGAAATATAACAAAACCAGCTACAGAAGAAGCACAATATTGGGAAGGTTGGGGAACAGCCTTAAAACCTGCTCAAGAGCCTGCTATCCTTTGCAGAAAGCCGATAGAGAAGGGTTTGAATGTATCAGAGAATGTTTTGAAGTGGGGAACAGGTGCGATCAATATAGATGCTTGTAGATTTGGATATGGTGATCCTTGTTGGGTAGGTAGTCAAGAGCAATTGAAAGATCACAATGGTTTTTCTAGTGTATATGTTGATCCAAAATTGCCAAAAGAAAAAGCAGATGATTATTTTGTTAAAGCTCCTGAAGGAGGTCGATGGCCTGCAAATATATATCAATGTGCAAAACCTTCAAGATCCGAACGTGAAACAGGACTTGATGATCTAGAGAGTAAAAAAGGACATGAAGCGGTTCATAGAAAAGAAGGAACTGCAGGTCTTGAGAATCCGAGAGCAGGAGCAGGAAGAACAGCAAGCGAGGTAAAGAACTTTCATCCTACAGTAAAACCTACCAAACTCATGGCATGGTTATGTCGTCTTCTCACCCCAAAAGGCGGGATCGTATTAGATACCTTTCTAGGCTCAGGGACTACTGGCGTTTCTGCATCTATGGAAGGATTCAAGTTTATAGGTACAGAAATGAATCCTGAATACTGTGATATTGCTCTTCAGAGAATCAAACATGCAACAGGTCATGATATAATGAAGGTTGAAGGTGTTATATTTGAGGTGTCAAATGTCTAAAGTTGGAAGACCGTTAAAGTTGAATGAGATTGTTATTCAAATGCTAGAGAAGGCCTACAGTCTCGGCATGTCTCCTAAACTAGCATGTGATCATGCCTCTGTTTCACAATCTTCTTACAATACTTGGATGCAAAGAGGAGAACAGGATCGTTATGACAATGAAGAAACCATCTTTGCAGATCTGAATAGGAGAGTAAAAAAAGCTAGGTCAAATCACGCACTTGCGAATCTTGCACTGATTCAGAAGGCAGCAAAAGAAGATGGAACTTGGACCGCAGCGGCATGGCTCCTCGAAAGAGTACACAAGGAATATCAAAAACAACCCGAGCAGATTGTAGAGGTTAATGTAGATAATAGACAGTTATCGGTTGTGCAGTTGATGAAGGAATTACAAAGTTCTGATGAAGAGATCAAAGAGTTGATTGCTAGACCTGTGATAGATCTAGATGAGGAGTAGAGAATGAATGCAAGTATAAAGAATGTTCATTTTGGTAAATGGTTGAATAGAAAGATAGGATCGAAAACGCACTTTTGCCAGAGGTTTGAGTGGAAATCTAGAGAGTTATTAAGATGGTGTCAGGGTAAAAACTTTCCGAAATCGCCTGTATTATCTCAACTTCTCTACGATCTACATCTTCATATAGGTCAGGAATATACATCTTTACTTGCAGAATGTCACGAGCAACTTATGAAGGATCACAAAGTATATAAATATGAACAGGAAAAAATTAGAAGACAACTTGAAAAAGAAACAGCAACTGATTGAGTATGCAAAGAATTATCCTCTTTCTGTTTCTCTTCTTTGGGTTCCTCATTGCCATAACTGGAAAGGCATAACAGGAGAACGGGATCGGGGTTGTGGTAGACCTATGAAAAGAATCAAAGGCGATCTGTATAGGTGTGATCATTGCGATATTACAGAGAAGAGAACATCACAACAACATTCTCTTCTCTCTTTGGGTTCTGAAAGCACATTGATATCAGGAGGAAACAGGGCAGGCAAAACAGAAGTAGGAGCATGTCTATCTGTCGCTTTTGCGAGCGGTTCAAAAGAGCAATATGTCAGAGATTGGTTACAACTTAATAACCTACCCCTTGATCTAGTTCCTGAGAATCCTTCAACGGTGTGGTGTGCCTCTCTGAGTTACAAAGACGGTCTAGAATACCTCAGGCCAAAGTTAGATAAATATCTACCTATAGGAACAAAGAAAACACGTTGGACTTCTCAAGATCGGGCGGTTGCTATTCTTCCCAATGGAGGCAGGATAGTATCTATGAGTTGCGATTCAGGAAGAGAAGGTTTTCAAGGTGGATCAGTCTCTATGGTTTGGATTGATGAAGAGCCTAATGATGAGGGTATATTTCATGAATGTCTTCTTAGGACAGTAGATCAAAAAGGAAAAGTTATAATTACAGCTACACCATTAAAAGGTTTATCTTGGATGTTTGAAAGATTTGTGGAAAATCCTGCAAAGGGTTTTGAGGTTGTGAAAATATCAGGTCTAGATAATCCTTATGTATCTAGTTTTAAGATGAGGAGAACAGTATCACACCTTACAGAAGCATCTCAAAGATCTAGATTGTTTGGTGAGTTCTCAAGTCAATCAGGCCTTGTATATCCTGAGTTTTCAAAAGATACTCACTTGATAGATATAGAAGAAATTCCAAACCACTGGAGAAGATATATATCTATTGACTTTGGTTCTTCTCATCCCTTCTGTGCTTTATGGGTTGCAGAGGCTCCTGCTGGTTACTACTCTTCTGATACTACTCTGATTGTATATCGTGAATTGTATTGGACAAATAAAACAACCATAGAATCAGGAAGAGAGATCAACAGAATAAACAAGCTGCATAATGAAGAGATACATTGGTATGTAGCAGACCCTGAAAGTAAAGATGGGCGTCTCACACTCGGGAGAGAATGCAATATAAGAACCTTGCCGGCACCAAAGCATCTAGGAGTGAATGAAGGGATCAATATGGTTCGAGAATATCTTCAGATTGATAAGGAAGGCAAATCTAGATTGTTATTTACTAAGGACGTGAAAAACACATTAAGAGAGTTTCGTCTCTACAAGTGGGATAATAAAAGCAAAAAGGATGTCGTGAAAAAAACAAATGATCATGCGATGGATTCTCTGAGATATGGAATCATGCAATATCGTAGAATGTTGGCACATAAATAAGAGGACAATATAAGACCTTCAAAGAATAAATTATAAGATATAATGCACACAATAGGAGTATACAATGAGTGATAATTATTTTGTTAGGTTATATAATGCTATATTGGGTAAGAGTTATGCCAAGCAAATAGAGAAGCCAAAAGAAGAAAATCGCGGTGCTAGTTGGAACAGTGCGGGCGGTGTCAATAATACATTCTCAGCACAGGTTTCAATGGATGCATTTGGTATACATGGTTATACTCATGCAGGTGTCAAAAGACTATCTCAAGATCTTGCAGCCTTACCTCTTCGATTGATTAAAGGGTATGGAGATCAAGCGGTTGAATTGATGGATCATCCTGTATTAGATTTGATTAGAATGCCTTCAACAGATGTAGATGAGTTTCTTTTCAGAGAACAGATAACCATCGATCTAGTTTTATCAGGTAACTGTTATATTCTTCTTCTCGGTTCTTCTGATCGTCCTGTCTCTATGGTTAGATTGCATCCTGAAGAGGTTAGAATCGTTACAGATCCACAGAAGGGTCTTGTAGGTTATGAACATAATTCAAGCGGTTCTGTAGTTATGTATCCTCCTGAAAGAATCATACATGGTAAGAATGCAGGATATCAAAAGGGGCCTCAAGCCTTATATGGTACAGGTGCAATTCAACCCCTTGCAAGAGAACTTGATGCTGATCTTAACTCTCAAAAACTTGTATCAGAAGCAACCTCAAAGGGTCGACCTGATGTTCTTCTGTCACCTAAGGAAGATGGTGATATATGGAATAAAGAAGTAAGAAGACAGATCCTTGATCAATATAAAGGCATGCAAAAGTCAGGCGGTGCTATGGTTATGTCTGGGCAGGTTCAAATAGATATGCTTCAGTTATCTCCTCGTGATATGGAATTCCAAGCATCAAGAACATTTGCACGAGAATCTATTTCGGCTGTTTTGGGTGTACCTCCTTCTGTTCTAGGTCTTCCAACTGCTAACTATGCTCTAGGTCGACAGCAAGCGGTTGAATACTGGAGTAATCAGATTAAGAGAGGTAAGAGAATAGGATTGTTATTCACTCGTATTGCAAGACTATGGGAGGATGATCTACACTTCGAGCATGATTATACAGAAGTTGAAGCACTACAATCTGTAAGAAATGATAAATTGCTACGTGTTGAAAAGCATATCTTTTTCGGTATTTCTCCAGAGGTTGCATATGCTGCTGAAGGTCTAGAGTTCCCACGAAAGCAAGAGCCTAAGGATATAGGAGAGGAAGAGGATGAGAATGTTAGATATCTTCTTGATGTATACAAGGCTGTTGATTATGGTGATAAGTCTAATGCTCGGGCTGCTATGAATGCACTTCCTGAAGGAACACAAACAGCATTGAAACGCAAAGCAAAAGAACATAACGAAGAACATGGATCTAATCCTAAGAAGAAGGTAACAAATGTTAATTATTTGGCTGTGTCTTATCATAGAGGATTGGGAGCCTATGAAAATAATCCTGCTTCTGTACGTCCTTCTGTTAATTCTGCTCAACAGTGGGCAATGGCTAGAGTAAATTCTTTTCTCTATGCTCTTCGTAATCAAAGATATAGATCTGGAAAACACGACACCGATCTTCTTCCTTCTGAACATCCTATGAGTGGAGAAGAAAAACTATTTGACCTGTTAGAAACCAAAGAGCTTCCTTACAATGTAAAAGGTTTTGATTCTGAATATCTAGAATCTATGGAGGTTGTGAATGTCCCTAATAATCCACAAGTACAGGAAGAGGATGAGATATTGAAAAACATTCTGGGAACTCCTGCAAACTGGAGAGACTACAAACAAGCTCATCTGTTTTTTAATGAGAATCAGGACCAAATGAAAGAAGGATATTATATCAGAATAGGAAGAAGATTAGATACTGATGATATTCTTAATGCAGCACCGGAAAAAGGTAAGATTGTAGTATTTAAAGACCTTCTCGATCTTGCTGTTGATCATCTCAATGGTCGATATGGTAGGCCACCAATAACAGAAGATGAAAGAAGAGCAGCATATCAAGTTATCAAACAATACTTCGACGTAATCAAACAAGAGGCTCCTTTATTGCTAGATTCATATCTAGGTTTTGACAGTAAAAAAAAAGATGATGAAGAACTCACCAACTTCCCAAAGAGAGGAGACAATAAAAAGATCAGTCTCAGAAACTCCCAATACCGGACTTTTGACCCTGATTATGCTGAAAAACTTAAAATAAACTATCCTTCTATATGGAGAGCAGGCGGTAACATAAGAGGTAATGAACAGTATAAAAAACTTAGACCTATAGCAAAAAGAGGTGGAGTTCCTGAAGGATTATCAGAAGAACGTGCAATCAAACTTAGAGAAGCATGGATCGCTCGACATCTCAAAGATGGTTCTCAGTTTTCGGATGCTGATCACCCTGTAAACCTGTCAACGATTGCCGGAATAGTTGCACAGATCAAATGGTTAGCAATCGGGTCTATAGGTCAGAGCAAAATGAAAAAGGTTATCAATCAGATGAAAAAAAAGATTGATGCTTCAAAGAAGGAAGAGAGAGCAAAGAAAAGATACTGGAATAGATGGGTGAAAAACTCACAAGGAAAAGCAGAGAAGGAATTGCTGAGAAGATTCAAGAGTTATCTAACTGCTGCAAAGAAGAGATATGCAAAAAGAATAGAAAAGATTGATAGTCAAGAGAAGTCCTTAATTGTCGATAGAGAAACCTTTTTGGCAATACAAGAAGAGAGACAGGAACTTGATCGGGCTGTTGGTGATACATGGCTAAAATGGTGGATGCTTACAGGAAATCAACAACTAGATGATCTTTATAACAGAGCAGGAAAAGAAAGACCTTTGGATCTTGTTTTTGGTAATCGTGACTATGCAAGGCAGTTATGGAATGATTCAGTTCAAGATATAACAACTAGCACAGGAAGATCGATCATGTCTGTAGTTGAAAAAGGTCTTGAGAATGGATTATCCACAAGAGCAATAGCACAGAATCTAGTAGATACAGATCAAAGTGGTATTTTTAACTTAGGAAGAGCAAACAGGATCGCTAGAACAGAATCGACAAGGGTAGTAAATCAGGCAACTACAGAATCATATAGAACACTACAAGCAAACGGTATTCAAGTGAAAAAACAATGGTTGACAGCAAGAGACGAAAAAGTTAGAGATTCACATGTTACACTTGATGGACAAACTGTTGCAGCAAATGAAAACTTTCAACTCCCTTCTCAATATGGAGGATATGAAGCCTCTTCTCCTGCTTCTTTTCCTGTAGCAGGTGAAAACATAAACTGTAGATGTACAGTGATCCCTGTACTCGATGAATAAACAGGTTTATCCTATTTTATATTCTTTTTTCAGTTTGCTAGGAACAATGCCACCAAAAGAATCATAGTTTTTTAATATTGCCTTAACGGATTCACGATCTAGGATGTACTTGCTTTTAAAGTAAGAGGAAATACTTGTATAAGGTTGTCTGTAATTCTTTTTGATGTATTGTAATTCTTTTTGCCAGTTATCAGATCCTACAACTAGAATATCTTTAGGGAAATCTTCACCACGATACACATATAAACCAAGACCATGTCTAGCAATCGCCTTTGTAATACATCTCTGAATCGTTGTTATCACATCCTGACTAGTGAGATCTTTTACTGGTATAGATTTATTGTAGTGATTTGTTATTGCTAGATATTCAATGTGTTCTATGTCGTTAATTTGAACTCCTGCTTTAATCCAAGCTGTTTTATTATCGTGGTGATAATTTAAACCGTCTTTATTCTCATATACTGTTGATTTTGCATTTGGATAGTTTGAGATCAATATCTTCCAAGCATCTGCCCAAGATAGATATTTAAGGTTTGCGGATCCTTTGGTTCTTACAAATTCATCGCAATTGATTTTTGATAATATTTCGAATGTTGATTCTTTCATTGTTTATCTCCTATTCTTTTTCGATCTTTTTCTTTTTGCTTTCTTTTTATTGTATTCTTTTTCAGTTTGAGCTTTTCTAGGGTTCTGTATTCCTGAAGGAAGTAGCCCCCTACTTTTGCATTTATCGTCAAACTCGTTTGACAAGCACATTTTTCTATTAATACTGGTTTGATTTTTCATGTTAGGTCCTTTGGTTATGGGAGGGTAAAACCTCCCTTGTTGATTATTGGTTATCTTTTGAAGATTTCCATTCTTACTTTATTTGATAGTGTTTCACAATCACGATAAAATTGATCAATTTTTTTTCCTTTTATGATTTCAAAACCAACAATTTTATCCATATATTCATCACTATATATAACAGCGGCCAATTTTTTATTGATATCATCTAATTGATTCCAAGTGAGTTTTGTTATGTCGATTGATTGTAATGTTTTTAGGTCCTGTTTAGTCATTTTGTTTTTTCCTTTGGTTGGATTGTAAGTTCGTCTTACATAATTAAGTATAGCATATGTTTAAAAAAAGTAAACATAAATAACAAAGAATTGTATTATTTTTTCCAAATAGTTGTATATGGTGATCGCCTTTGGTATATTTGCAATGAGGATCTATATGCAAAAATACACCTATATTATGAAAAGATCAGAACCTGCTTCTAGTAAAAAGGAAAAGGTTTCTTTTGTCGCGTCTTCTGCTACTCCTGATCGCTATGGTGATATTATCGATCAAAAGGGATGGGTCTTAGATAACTATAAGAAGAATCCTGTTGTGTTGCTTAATCACGATTCTAACCAATTACCTATAGGAAAAGGCAATGTTTACCTCCGAGATGACAAACTTGTTATTGATGTTGAGTTCGATTCAGAAGACGAAAGAGCAAAAGAAGTTGAAAGAAAAGCAAAAAAAGGATTCATGAATGCTGTCTCTGTTGGTTTTCGACCTCTTGAAAGCAAATCAAGATCAGAACTCCCTTCAGATAATAAATACTATGGACAACGGGGCATGTATTATAGCAAAGCAGAATTATTAGAAGTATCAATCGTAACAATCCCAGCAAATGGAGAGGCTACAATGTTAGAGCAAAAGTTTTATAACGCAATGAAAGAAGAGATTCTTAAAGAAGTGAAAGCAGCTATGCAAGATAATCTCATTGTGAATAAACATATCCTTAATGTAAAAGAAGAAGATGATCGCTATATCGTAGAGTTTGCTAAGCCTGAAATGGAAATGGAAGAAGAGGCCATGAAAGAAGAAGAAGAAAAGGCTATGGAGGAAGAGGAAGAAGAAAAAGAAATGGATTCTGAAGAAGATGAAAAAGATATGGAAGATGAAGAAACAGAATCTTATAATGATGAAGAAGAAGAGAAGGAAGAGGAAGAAGTAGAAGAGAAAAGTTTTAATGATTTAATCGAGGCATTTGCCTATATACTCACGTCAAAATAGGAGAAACCTATGAACACCAAAATAGAAGAGGCGAAACGTCTAATTGCTGGCATTGTCTCACATCAAAAAAACACAGACGACCGTTTGCGAAACTTCGAGGATCAAGTAAAAGACTTGAAACATGCTCAAAAGTTACTTGCAGAAGGTCAAACCAAAACCTATGAACCAGAAGTTCATAACAATGATTTTGCCTTGAAGCAATACAAGAATGAAGATGGATCTGTTCAATGGAATACAGCAACCGTTTCTAAGAATATTGCTGGTCAGGGAAGAGTAAACATTGAGCAAAAAGGTCTTCTAGATGCTGACGTTTATGCTAACCAATGGCACGCAGATCTTTGCAAAATGAATCAAGATCGTTCTTTGGCTCGTATGATGATGAAAGATCCTTATACACCAAAAGCAGATATGAAGTTATACTCACACCTTCAAAAGGCTCCTTCTTTTATGAAAAATGCAGTAAATAAGATCTTTGCTGATTCTGCTGGTGTTGGTGGTGAATGGATTCCGGATGAATTCAGAACAGAGTTGTATCAAACCTTTCAAGTTCCTCGTGGGTTGCGTGCTTTGCTTCCTTCTGTACAAATGGAACGTGAAACACTTCTTATTCCAAAACTCTCTAGAGGTGGACGTCCTTACATTAAAGGTGTTGCTACTGATGATCTTGCTAAGTATCAAGCATCAACCATCGAAACAGCACAAAAGACAGTTAGAGCAAAAGGTCTAGCTACTCTTATGAATATTGACGATGCAGCCGGAGAAGATTCTGCATTTGCAATTATCCCCGCTTTATCTCGTCAAATCGCTCAGGATCTTGAAGATGCTTTCGAAGATTGTATGATCAATGGTGATACAGCCGCAAGTCATCAAGATGATATTGCAAACTGGAATATTAGAGAACGTTGGGGAGCCTCCGGACTTGGTGGATCTTCTGATCATCGTCGTTTGTTCTTAGGAATGAGAGCAGCTGCAAAAGACAAAGGATCAGATGTAAATACAAGTGCAGGAACATTTACTTTTGCAGAATTCATGAGTGTTGTTTCTCAACTTGGAGAACTTGCAGTTGGAAACAAAGTTTGTGTTGTATCTCCTGAGGCACTTGTAGCAAACTTCTTAGTTCTCGATCAAGTTGTAACCCTTGAGAAGTTTGGCCCACAGGCAACAGTTCTTACGGGTGAACTTGCTAGATTGGCGGGTATACCTATTGTAATGTCTCGTTTCATGTCTGCTGATATGAATGCATCCGGTCTTTATGACAATTCAACCAAAGACAAATCAGGATTCTTAGTATTCAATACTGATTCATGGTATCAATATGTCAGACGACAAATCACAATCGAATCTGATAAAGATATCGCTTCTGGTGCTATACAACTTGTTTCAACAATGCGTGCAGTTATGGATTCTCCTGATGCTGATGCCTTAAAAAATGTTGCATACGGTTATAACTTACCTATTTAATCTTCAAGGAGTTTACAATGATTATTTCTCATACTTTAGAATTTGCAGGTTCTAATCTTTCTGGATTCGTCGTAATTCCTGAAGGTGCTAGAATCGAAAGATGTTGGTTAATGCTAGAGTCTTCTCTGGCTGCTGATGGTACAAATCACTTAACATTCAATGTTCGTGGTTCTGATGGTGTTACTGCTGTAGCAACTCAAACAACTAACTCGGGTGCAAGTGGTATTTCTATCACTGGTGTTACTCCTGTTGAATTGGCTTTGTCAAATGCTGACAAACAAGTTTATTCTGATGGTGGTTACATCAAACTTGAATGTGACAAAGGCGGATCTCCTGCTAACAACAAAGTTGTTTTTGGAATCAAACTAGCACTTGCAAGAGACTAGGATTTAGATGAATGAGTTTGGTATCTGTATCAGTATTAAAAGAGTATCTTCCTGAGATACAAGGATCTAGTATTGATGCAGATCTAACCTCACTTATTTCCCGAGTAGAGGGTTTTATCGCTCGCTACTTGGGTTTTCCTTTGTCAGATAGTGCAACATCCTATACTTTGGATTCTTCAACATATACACTATATGCTGATAAACCTATGTATGGACTTGAATATGTATTGCAATCACCACTTAAGCCGATCATCTCGATCACGTCGATTCATTCTGATGTTAATCGGGTATATGGTTCTGATACTCTGATAGAAGGATCTCAATATGAGATAGACAAAGAACTAGGACGTATCATCCTCAAAGATGTCTCTCCTGATTCTTTTGATGTTGGATTTAGGGCCATCAAAATTGTCGGTTCTTTTGGTTTCAGTACATCAAACCCACCGTCAGACCTTGTACATGCTATTTGTGTGTATTGTGCACATTTACAACGTGCAAAGAGCAATCAAGGAAATGTATCTATCACACAAAGAAATAGTACGGTTACATTATCACCTAGAACAATGCCTTTGGAAGTCAAAGAGATACTAAGAGGATATAGAAATGTCTCAACTATCTTTTGATGATTTCCTCAAGCGAGTAAGAGAAGCAGATAACAGACTTCTCCAAGAGTTAGAGCGGGTACTTATTCGATCCGCTCTAAGAATGGAAAGAGATGCAAAGAGAAACGCAACCTCTTATCCAAAAGTACAAACTGGAAGACTTAGATCTTCTATCACAGGTCTTGTAGATGCTCCTCTGGGATCTCCTAGGGTAGTACTAAGAGCAGGCGGATCTACCTCTGGATCAGATGTGGATTATGCTGAATATGTTGAATTTGGTACTCGTTATATCAAGCCTCGTTTGTTTCTGGGTCGGGCTGTCAACTCAGAATCTCAACGTCTTCCTGATCGGTTATCTTCTCTTCTTAATGTTGCTCTGGGAGCAGATTGATGTCTGATATCATACATGTACAAGTATTGTCTAGATTGAAGACTTTAACAGCTGCAGATTTTTCAAGCGGTTTTTCAGGTCTTGATCTATCCGGTCGTGTTGTTATTGGTGCTGTTCTGAATGCCCCCCAAGTTCCTGCTGCTAGTATTGTTTTTATTGATACCATAGAACAACAGGGTAGGACATTAGGAAGATATATTGGTGAATCTGTATATCAAATTGTATGTTACGCAGGTGGTGATGTTCTGGAAACTAGAATAAAGAATGCTATGAATCTAGCCGGCGATATTCAAAAAGCAATTACTTCTGATCGTACACTAGGACTTTCAGGCCTCACTCAAGATGTAATTGTAAATTTTACTGCTCTAGATGGTGAGGAATATGGTATATCTAACACAGGGATCTCACTATTAGAGGTTAGAGTATCCCATCAATCACAATTCGGTGTATAGATGAGTTGGTATAATAAAGATTTTAAAAGAAGGGTTCCGTTTTTGATTGATTGCTCAAGCACTTCATCAGGAGCAATTGATTTTTCTGTCACCATTCCAACCGAATATGATGATTTTTGGAACAATACTCGATCAGATGGTTTTGATGTTGTAATTACAGATTACACAGGTCAACAACTTGCTTTTCAAAGATTGACTTGGAACCCTGCAACCCCTAGAGGTATTTTTCAGGTGTCAGGGTATACCTTGCCGGCATCTAATACGATGCTTGTAGGTTATGTATATTGGGATAATGCAGATCAATCAAGTGATCTATCTACCTCTGTATCTGTTAGTAGTGCGAAGTTAGGACAAATATATTTAGGCGCACCTTTTGGAAATGTTATCAATCTGCAAAGTAGATCGGGTTTGTCTACTGTTCCGACTACTATTGTACAAAAAGATGTAGATGAGAAAATAGATATATTTTTCCCTGTCTCTCAATTACTTGCACCAAGATCGCTTCCATACAATGAAAGACTTGATTTTAAATCTATCCGATACATAGATGTACAGGTTTTGAATTCATCAGGGATAAATCAGGCCTCAATGTATGCACTTGAAGAAACTAGATTAATAGCTGGTTTTTGCAGAGTAAGAGTTCAAGCAGGTGCAACAAATACAGATTATGTAGTCAGAGCTTTAATTTATAGTTCTGATTCAGAAGTTTTTATATTATCATGTTTATTACAAGTTAGACAATTACTACCATCTTAGGAGGTTATCATGCCATTACAATTCGGACGCGGTGCATTTATAAAATTAGGAGAGGAATCAACATATGGAAACATTGCGGGGGCTATGGGTGTTGATAATAGAATCATATCCGCAAGTTTTCAGAAGACACAAGAGAAGGAAAGAAAAACACACCTATCTCAATCCGGCGGAGGTGGTTTCCAAAATGGTCATTTCGAAGCCTTTCTTAATTGCGGCGGTTCTATTGATCTTCCTTTGCTTTATGAAGGTACAGGGATGCTTTTGAAGGCTGCTGTAGGTAATGCAACAACTTCAGGATCAGGACCTTACGAGCATCTTTATATTCCTACAGCAGATGGGACTGTTCCATCTTTGTCTATTGCACTACAAAGAGGTACAGGAATCAGTAACTCAAAAGAGATCTTTTTAGGTTGTAAGGTTGCATCTATGAATATCTCAGGATCGGCAGGGGAAGAGATCACTGCTTCATTTGAGATCATTGCACAGGATTCTCAATCAAGAGCAGCTGCTTTAACTTCTTCATTTGGATCTGGGAAACAAATGTTTCATTATGAATGTGGTAATCTTTCTTACAGTGGTAACAGTTTTGCAATGAAATCTTTTGAATTCACACTTGATAACAAACTCGAAAGAAGAAACGTATTAGGTGATAAGAAAACCTTAGAGCCAGTTGTATCTGATGTTAAGGACGTTACTTTATCCGTTACTCTAGAGATGGAAGACAATCTGTTGTTTGATAACTATCTAGCAGGAACTCAATCAGATGTCGTTTTTACATTGACAAATAGTGATGGTGATGCTTGTGAAATAACAATCAGAAATGCCTATGTTGTTGATTATGATGATGCTATCAACACATTTGGACCCATCGAGAGAACAATGACCTTTGTAGGTGAATCTGATGCAGTTGATGAAGCAATACAGATCAAGATAACAAATCAACAAGCTTCTGCGGTTGCTAATTAATGATCTCTAATCTGATCAAAAGAATATTAAAGAAACTAGAATGCAATCTCACAGATTTGGAAAAATACTCTGGGATTGAATATTCTATTTTGTGGAGAATGCTGAATCACAATCAAGATCCTACAGATTGGGAGATCCAACAATTAGAAAAGGTATTATCTGAGAAAACAAATTATAAACAATCATATATAAATAAAAGATTAAAAAAATACAAGGCAGGTGTATATTATGGAAATATTAAAGGAGATCGCTGAAGCATCAACATTTCAAGTAGAATGTTTTGGCGGAAAATTACTAATAGAAGGAAGAATATTAACAGCCCCCGAAATAGAACAGATCGGGCTAGGTTCTTCTCTTTTGGCTCAAGAGGTCTTGATGAATAACAAACAGCAAGGTCTTAGTAACATTGATCAGATAAGAGAAAAAGCAGATAAAGAAGGTATGGAAGGTCTAGACGAAACAGAACTTCTTAGGCTACTCGACTTTGCAAAATCAATCAGGCCTGAAACGATGGCGAGAATATCAGAGGATCAAGATAAGATACTCTGTAAGGTTATTAAAAGAGCCTCTCAAGATGGTGTTACGTGGGAAAATATAACCCTTTGTCATGCTATGGAACAAATGAATCCTGATAACAATGTTCTTTGGGTGGGAGTATTTACTTCTGATGATCGAAACAACATTATAAACAAGGCTATGCAGGGCCAGCAGGAGGCAATAGAACGGTTACAACGATTTCAAGGATGATCCCAACTATGTATTTCTTATTGATCTTGTTGCTCGTACTTATGGAAAACTTCCTAGCGAGGTTCTTAGGTTGGATTTTGATGATCTCTATATATGCGTACATTGCATTATACAAAGGTCGAAACGGTTTAATAAGATTCTGAGGAAACAAAGCAAAGGAAAAAATAGCATGCTCTTTCCAATTATAAATATCTCAGACCTTACTGATATGATATAATAGGTTGCAAAGAGGTTATGATGGCTCAAAATCTAGTAGAATATGTTTTAGATATAAAGACAAAGGCAGCGGAAAAAGGTCTTGATAATGTTGTTGATGCTTTGGAAGACGTTGAGAAGGAACTGAAAAAGACACAAAGAGAAAGTGCAGATACATCATCCTCTTTTAATAAGTTGAAAAAAGCCGGCATGGCTGTGGGGAAGGTTACGGCTGTTATGGCTGCTGTAGGTGTTGCTGTGTTGGCAGCAGGAAAAGCCGCTTTTGAAGCCTCTAAGAAGGTTACAGATCTAGTTAACGAGTTGAATGATTTATCTGTTAGAAGTGGGGTATCTGCGAAAACGATACAAGGACTTAGACAGGCTCTTTTATCTAGTGGACAATCTGCAGAAGGTCTTAACGAAATACTCGGTGCTATCTCCGGACAGTTTGCACAACTTGGAGCAGAAGGATCTGCGGTTGAGAAAAAGTTCCTTTCTTTTGGTGTAGCAGTAAGAGATACAAATGGCGATCTTAGATCAAACAATGATATTCTTCTGGATTCTATCAAACTATTACAGGGGATCTCTGATTCTTCAGATAGATCAAGAGCATCTGTTGCTTTATTTGGTGAAGCGGGTGCAAAGTTGAATCAAGCACTTGCAGCAGGTGATTTTGAAAAGTTCTTATCATTTACAGAAAAGTTTGGTATTGATACAGGACCTGAAGCAAGTAAAGCAGCTGCACATTTTCAATTTGTATTATCAGGATTAGGAACGGTTTTAAATGGAACACTTCAAAAGTTTGTAACTGCTACAGATGGACAGAATAGATTTATAAAAGGCATGATCAAACTAGGCGGTATCGTAGCATTTACAGGATCACTTGTAGAATCCTTTGGTGATGAAATTGGTTTTGTTACTGATAAACTTCTAGACCTTCTCAAGTTTGGAATCAAGCAAACAATACTCATTCTAACAGGACCTTTTGCTCTTGCATTAGGATCAATCATCAACAATTTAGAATTGTTTGGAATACAAGTTGATTTTGTGAATAAAGCCATGTCTAGTCTTGCAAATTTTACGATTGAAACAGTAGATCCTACAAATAGACTATCCAATGCAATAGACAAAGCCAAAGCAGACATGAAAGAATATAATGAAGCTATGGAAGGGGTCAATATTAATTTAGATGCATTTGGTAACGGTGCAACTGAAGCATCTACTGAAATGAATAATCTAGGGAAAAGCACAGAGGAAACGACAGAAAAAATTAGAGATTTAAATGATGTTATAAGTGATCTTTTTGGAAAATTTGTATCTTTTAATATTGATAAATTTGTATCTGATTTTGCAATTGGTTTTGCTGTTATTGATAAGATTATAAACAAATCATTTGATGCTTCTAAAATTGATCTATTTGCCAACACATTGAGAAAAAAACTATTTGGTCAAGTTGTACAATTTGCTGATACAAGCGATCCTTTAAAAATTCCTGATATGGTAGTTGAAGCAACTAAATTTACTGGATTTCAGGAATTTCTTGATAAAATGAAATTAGGTGTAGCAGAGATCTTTTCTATTGCTGTAAAGGGTTTGGGACGATCTGCATCTAAGATATCAGGAGCATTGAGTAAAGGACTTTCAGCAGGTGCAGCTTTAGCGGTTACAGGTGTTTTAGCAGTTCTCAAAATTGCTCAAGGACTGGGTCAAAGAGGATCAACTGTTAGAGAAGTAGAAAAGAGTGTCGAAGAAGATATCAGAGCAACAGCAAAGGCTATAGAACTAGGTCTTCAGGCTCTTCCTAGAATACTCTTTAATGTACTACCTCCGATCCTTATTGAGTTTATTGATCGTTTGATCTTTGGACTACTCAAAGGATTCGCTGAACAGTTTAACAATGTGATAAATGTTTTTAAATCTCTTTTCACTAGAGAGGGAAGACAGGAATTAAAAGCACAGAGGGACAGAAGACAGGAAGCCAGAGGGGAAGAGTTTAGAAGAAGATTAGAGCAACTTGTCAATATTGCAGGATTCAGATCAGGCGGTCGGTTTCTTCCTTCTGCTAAAGGTGGAATCAAGTTTACAGGATCGGATGAGGGTCTTGCCATGTTGCATCGTGGGGAGTTTGTCGTGCCAGAGACGGGGCAAATGCCACAAGCAGTCCAAAGAACTATGGGCATGGGTCAAGGAGGTATGACTATCAATATTAATGCAGCTGTAGTAGAATCCAATGCTGTTGATGAGTTAGTTAGACAGATTGAGAGAAGGTTCCAAACATTTGGATCTTCTACTTCTCCCTTATTTGGAGGTCGATGATGGGTAATGCAAAGTTTTATTATTTTCCTGAGCCTGATGCAAGGCAACTTAGAACGATTGATCTAGGTGAGAAACTAGGAGAGTTGTTTTCAGAGTTTCAATATGATGTAGCAGAATCTATTTCGAGGGGTGGAAGAAGATATCTATCACATGGATTGCAAAGGGAGTTCGTAACGATTCAACGGGATAGAATGCTATTAGGTGAGGATCTTGCTATCAAGTTAGAATCTATGCAAAATCATCTCGATAGAGGCGGTTATGTTTCTTTTTGTGCTGATGCTGACAAAGCGTATATACATCCTTTGCTTAATACAGTAGAACAGGGATCTGCTACACAATTATTTGGATCAAATCCTTTTAAAGATATCACAGGTGCAAATCTTCCTGTTACGGGTGATTATGTAACAATACAGACAGATTCTCCTACATCAATCATAGAGAAGTCAAAGATCGCAGGAGTTGATGGTTCCTTCTCTTCTTCAACCGGTGGTAGTGTTACTTTTAATCCAAAGATGATATATACATATCCAGAAAGAGCATTTGCACGATATTATCGTTTTTGGCCTACATTGAGAAGAGCAGCATCTGACATAGGGCAGAACATTATAACAAATGAGAACGGTCGTTTGTTTTCGCTTAATGTACGATTATATCTAGATACACATACATTATTTAACTTTCATTCTGGATTTGATGGGATTGATAGATCACCAAACTTCAAACCTTCTGATGTTCCTGCTGCTTCAGGTGGATCAAATCCATTTACATCTGTAGCTGGTATTTCTAGCACAGAAAGAATTCAAGGTCTAGCAATACTCAACGAGATAGCAAGACAACAGGGTAAGAGCATATTATGAGTTGGGATCTTGAATTTGTCGGGTCTTTAAACAAATCTTCTCTATATGTAAGATATAGACTAGAATTTATTGGTGTTCTTAATGCACTTGGAGAACCCTTTTCTGTATCAGATGATCAAGGGGTTATTCAGATTGCTAGGGGTTCAGTAAGGATAACAGGATCAAGGGTAATACCTCAAAGATGGTCTGTTTCATTTGGTGGATTCTCTCTTCAATTATCGGGTGATATTAGATCAATATTGCCAAAGATGAGAAGAGGACAGATCGCGGTTCTTCAATGCTCAATTAATAGGCAAGGATTCAGAAACCTAGCAATAGGATCACTTGATACGATATCAGGGCAAAGAGGTCTATTCTCGTTGGGTTTTAAAGATCTTCTATCTGCTTTACAAACGTCACTAGATACCAGAGCAGGCACAGTTTTTTCGGATACAGATCCTCCTCATTTCTCATTATTTTATGAAGTAGGAAGAACAACAACAACAACTAGTACTTTTGGGGGTTCTGATGGTACTTTAAATGTAGCAGATGCATCTTTTTTTAAAAAACAAACAGGATCAAAGGGTATTGCCAGAATTACAAATACATCAGTAGACTTTTATGTATTTTGGACCGGTTCAACAAGTACAACCCTAACAGGATGTACTACAGCAGAATATAACAATACATCTAGAGTATCGGCACCATCAGGATCTACGGTTCGCTATTGTGCATGGCTACAAGGAGAACCATATGAGATCCTCGCAAGTATTCTAACGAGTACAGGAACAGGTAACAATGGAGAGTTCGACGTTTATCCGGTTGAATGGTCTATAGGTGGGAAGATAGACAAACAGATCTTCGATGTATCAGATGCCAAAAGAGCAAGCAAAGAGATAACAAGATCAGGAGATGCTGATTATGATATAGGTTTCGCAGTGGAATCTCCTTTGTCAAATGGATTCAGATCTATTGTAGATATCTTTTTAACTGTGGGCATTTTTCCCGTTTACAGACAGGATTCGATATCAATTAGAGCCTGTACAGATCCAGAAGGAATAGAGACACGAAAAACACCTGATCTAAGAGCAGAGATATCAGATTATGATATCATTGATGTATTATCACATGACTTCTTTTCACCGGATATATCAAACATCTATAGAACTACATACATCAAATATAACTTTACAAATGTTTATTATTCCGGTGGTGTTTACAATGGATCTCGTGTTGATTCTCTTCCCGCACTGTCAGAGATAGAGAGAGATTTCAGTTTGTACTATTTAGCAGATCCTGATAATAGACAATCACAAGCTCTTCAAGATTTGCGTAGATTAAGAGTTTGGGATCTATACATCTCTGAAAGATTGTCTGTTAGATTGCCTTTGCGGTTTGCTACATTGGTGGCCGGTGATATTGTAACTTTTAGATCTAACTATGTTGAGCACTTGTATGATACAGTTGATCCTATCTATAAGGGTAGATATTGCATGGTGTTGGGTTGCGATTACTCAATAGATGCTCAAGAGTGTACTGTCACATTAGGCATTCCATCTCCCAAAATGCAAAGAACAGAAGACACAGAAGATTCTGACGGTGCATATAGTGGATGGTTACCTAACTCAACATATAACAATACTCAGTTATTTGTATGGTTATCTAGTGATGTAGATATGTCAGAATCCGGTGGAGATGTCACAACATGGATCGATAGACAGAACTCCTTTTCATTCTCGAATCAAGCAGGCAACAACAACACGTACAACACAGGAGCAGGATCACCATCTAAATCGATCACTGTCTCAGGTTTTCATTTTGCTAGATTTGCATTTGGTGATCATGAATTCCTTGCTACAGATTATAATGCAAAAATGGATCTATCGGGTACAGATGGAATTTGTGTAGCTATGTTAATAAGGGCCTATGCTGATCCTATTGGTGATACTGATTTTTCAGGCGGTACTTATTATAAGGCCCCTCTTGTAAACTGTGGGAGGTCTTATCAGTTACATCTCTTAGATTCCTTCTCAGGCTCAACCTATACAAACGCAATAGGCTACGACAACAATACAAACACCTTTCATCAAGATAATCAAGTTGCACCGCCTGACTCAAATTGGAAAATTGTGATCTATTCTTCTGCTGATGTTGGTGGTTATAGTGGTGAGGAAGGATTATATGTCAATGGTACAAGAGTCAACACTTCAGATTTTCCACCTACAAATGCAGATATTTCTCTCTCTCCTGATTTTCGTATAGGTCGAGATCCTGATATAAACTACACAAATCAAACACAACAATTTAATTTTGCTTTTGGCTCTTTTGATCTTGCCGAGTTACTATCTTTTTCAATACCTTTACACGATGCAGAACGGGAAAAAGTAGAGGGTTATATTGCTCATAAATTTAAACTAACCTCTCTTTTACCTGCTTCTCATCCTTACAAAAACACTGTTCCAACGTAGGCAAACATGAAAGAATATTGGTGGGTAAGAAAATTACTATATAACGGTGAGTATTATTATCTGTATGTTGTAAAAGAAGCAGCTATACAAATATATCAAAAGACAGGATTTGAAATAAATATAGATCCTTTAGAGGTCCCTAAAGAAATAAGAGAAAAAGAAGAGAATAAACATGATTAGATACTCAATAGATAATCCTCCTGTGATAGATAAGTGTATAGATCTAGGTTTTGCGTGGTTTAAAGGCAAGTACGATCTAAATATTATCGCTTGTAGGAACATGTTAGAAAGGACAGACACTTTTCAAGATACGATTCATGTAGTGTATTGGGATCAAAAATGGATAGAATATGTTTTCCCTTGTACAACTCACGCAGGTCAACACTATCTTTTGAATCCATCGAGATCGGCAGGGGTTGCAATCCTCAAACATGATCATCAATATAGAAGCAGTTTCAAGATAGGAATGCGGTCTAGTGGGTATGAATGCCTTGTTCCTTGTAAAGATATTCCTGTTTGGAGAGATGGCAATCGTGATGAGGTTATTGATTATGGAGGAGAGGATCACGATTCAGCAGGAATACAAATTCATCGTGCAAATTCTTCTAATACTTCTTTAAGAATAGGAAGATATTCTGCTGGATGTGTAGTTCTACAGACAGGTTTCGATGACTTCATGAATCTATGTCACAAGCAGGTTAATAACAGAAAAGGATCAACATTTACACTAACAATTCTAAAGGGGATACACCTATGAAATTACCTTACGCAACACTTACAAAGATCTTAATGGATCAAATCTATACTACATACATTAGAGTAAGGGCAGCACAAGATCCTGATTCTGATGGCGGTCGTAAAGTAACTAGAAAAGAAGTATGGGATCTTGTCACCAACTTTATTCTTATAACAGGGATGAAGATGGAAGAACTTATTTCTATAAACAATGGTATGAAGTACAACGTCCGTTTTAGATGGCAAGTAATACAAGTAATTGTCAAAAGTTTGAACGAACTACCAGAAGCATTTGAAGAAGCAAAAGCCGACGACAACAAGATAGATAAACAGGAAGCAATTGAAATAATTGGTCAAATATTGAAAAAATCGATCCCTGAGATTCTTAATCTTGCAGAGGATGAATTATAATAGGCCTATGGATATCTCAACTCTAATTAATGCTGTAACTGGTCAGTTTGGTGCTTTGGTGCTTGCGTGTGTTGTATTGTATAATTTTATGCAACAGCAAAAGCAACATATGGAGAGACTGTATAACGATAACAAAGAAGATCGTAAATTATATAGAACTACACTTACAAATCTATCACAGAAAATTGATAAGATAGGTGAGGATGTAGCAGAGATTAAGAAGGAATTGAGATAATGGAAATGATATATGATATTCTTCTTAATGCGGGCCCTATTGGATTACTAGCTTTATATGCTATTTATTCAAACTCACAAAGTGAGAAAAAGATTGAAATGCTTTTGCAGCAAAAAGAAGAGAAAGAAGAACAAATTAGAAATAGATGGATTGCAGTGGTTGAAAAAGTACAGAAAGAAAGAGATGACATTGAGAAAGATATATCTCGACGATTAGAACACATCGAGAAGATTCTGGAGAAACAGCATGAAAAATGAGACTGAAAATCGTGCATGTGCTCTAGAGTTGAACAATGTAATCTATGAATTGCAATCAAAAGGTCATTCCGACAACGCAATAGCTAACGGGATTTTATTTGCTCTAAGCATTCATATCATTAATTCACGATTTTCTGTAAATGAAATTATAGAGCAACTCACAAAACTATTTTACAATATAAAAGCAGAATTGGGAAAACTTGAGGATAATGATCAAGTAGATATACAGCAACAAGAGCCAATAAATCAACAATGGGACTAGTCTGTTGACATAAAAAAAACCTTCCTGCTTTTGGTTTTTCCTCCTTTCTCCTTTAGGGGGGTTTTTTTCTTTTGCGTAATTATTTTTTTATGTTATAGTTTACATCCGTTCGTCATGGCTCTATAGATTGCATCTGATACTATAGGGCTTTTTTCTTTTTGTTGCTTGCTTTTGTGCTTTGCAATATATTGTACTATAATATCAAAAAAGCAGGAAAAGAGATATGGGAATGAGTGACGCGAGATCCACAGGATCAGTTTCTGGTATAGGCACAACATACGATATAACAAAGAAAATAGAGATTGATCTAGGTTATACTCCTAGAACAGCTCGTTTTATTGCACACGTATCACTAATAAATATTCAATGTTCAAATGCATCTCATTCAAATCATCCATCTGAGATAACTGTCTGTATTTCTGAAGATGCAGCCGGTGATCAAATGGTTCTCACAGATACAGTTACAGATTTACAAAGAGGCCTAACTGATACAAACTCCTCAACGGGAATCATCAGAATAGATGGGATCATTTCTTTGGACACTGCTGACACAGTCTATGCACATGTAAAAACAAATCAGGGAACCTTAACGATTGATCAGATAGTGATAACTTATAACGATGGGAAGAGATAAACATGGCTATAGGTAACGCATTTAATAGACAGGGTGGCACCGGATCAGGTGGGGGCGGTGGATCTTCTGATGGTACTATCAAAGAGGTAGCA